CACACGGGTTCGCAGCGTTCTAGTACCTGCCGTACCCATGCCTGGTAGCCCTTTGTGCGTCGTGGGTTATCCGGCATTAGGTAGGCCCTCCCCCCGGAGGATACGGTGCCGTGCTTCGACCGGGTATCCCTTGGCTACTGCGTCTAGGTACTTGACCCAGCGGCTGTGTGTGCTGGGCCTGCACCATTGGCATGGTGCGGTGGTGTCGCCTCGATCTCGCCAGCCTCGATAACAGTCCATGTGGTCGCAGCTGCATCCGGGCTTGCGACAATGTGCGTCGTATTCTTCTCGGCTCATCGTTTCCCCTTATGTTACGGCCGGTCTCGGGCTCGGGCGGTGGCCCGATCCCGGCCTAGTTGTGGTTGCCTTTACAGACATACTTCGCCCTACCTGGCGGGGGCCTTCGCGGTCGTAGTGCTTCCTCCGTCATGCTACGAAGCCGCCTCCCAGGTGCTAACTACGCCGGTCCTGGTATGCCTCGGCGCTTGCCTTCTACCCTGTCAGGTATTCCTCGACCGTGTCGACTTTGTCGAGGCCTTCAAGGACAGCGTTCAGCCCGTGATTGTCGAGTTCCTTGATGACCGTGATGGGCGTGACGCCATTCAGCGCGAGGATCGCGTTTACCACCTGCACCACCTGGTCGTCTGGGATGTTCTTGTCACGGCACCGCCCACGCAATAGGCCAACCTGCTTGTCGTTTATGCGCCGAGGGTATGTGCCCTGCGGGGGCGGTGGCTTATCGTAGAACGGGTCATTATCGGGAGCTGCAGTACCCCGTTCCCAGCCGCCTTCCCGAGCCTTAGCGGCCCGAACTTCGTCAGCTGTGGCGACGCCTTTCTCGATGCCGATACCTATAGCGGCCAGGGCACGGCCCCAACACGATGTTTCCAGGTTTTGGATCTCGCTGCCACGCGTGTACGAGTTGAGGCCCGGGATGATTTCCCACGCCGTACCGATACCAGGCGTGGTATCTGTGCGGTCCCGGTAGGCATAAGCCCGGCCAATCGCCCAGGTTTTCCCTTCTACCGTCGTGATCTGGACAGGTTCGAGCTGCAGCGACCCTTCCGGATAGGCCTTATAGAACGCCCGCATACGCTCGGCGACGGTTACATAGTCTTTCAGGTCGAAGGTCATCGCTCGGCCTCCAAATCGCTGTGGGCCTCCATGTAGTGCCGCTTGTAGGCCAGGTAGTTACCTGTGCCCGTGGTTTTGCAGAGGTGGCAGGCCCACCGGTTTTCACGCGTCATGAAGGTCATAGGTGAGCACCTCCCCGAGTTTCCGCACAATGTCGGCGGCCTGGGCCTGGTCGAGCATCACGTGTGTGATGTTGCGGCCGTCCTCGATCCAGGCCTGGACGGTGTTGCCCATTCGGACTATTTCTGTGTGGAGGTGTTCCCCTCCGATGCTTTGCATAGCCATACCGTTTCCCCTTGGTTGGGGCGGCTGGGGGCCCGACCTGGTCGGGCTCGTCCGCTTGTAGCGTGTGGGCCCCAGCCGCCGTGTGTTTACTGTATTCCCTCGATGTGACCTAGCAAGCCAAGCACGGCCAGGAAACCGAACATGGCTGCCCACGCGGTTAGGCGCAGTCTTTGACTTTCGCCCCGATTGTCAGGGCATGAATGGCGCTCCAATGGTGTTTCCCCTTCCCATTCCAATAGGTCCGCCAAAATACGGCGTCTTGCACGGCTGGCGGGGCTTTGTAGGCCCTGTCGTCCGCGTATTCCTCATACCCGGCCAAAGTCGCGTAGTGCTCCCAGGTCGGTTGTATGAACTGATAGGCGCCGGATCCGTAGCGCCCGTTGGAACGGTAGTTCCCCCGTGACTCCCGCCACATGACGCATTTGCGGAATGGTTCCGCCTCTGCGACGTACCAGCGGCCCCGATATGTGCTGTCGGGGATCTGGTTCGGGCCTGTTGCTAGGACCGCCGCTAGGACGGCCACCTCGATCACGCTTCCTGCACGGATCGCAGGACCGTCACGTTCCGCCCCGCAGGGTGACGCCGGACGGCTTCGACGCTTGCCCGCACTAGCCGGGCGTGGCCTCCTGGTGTTCGGTGGCCTTCTATCACTCCTGCCTCGAAGTAGCGTCCGACTGTGTCGGTCGATACGCCGAGTATGCGGGCAGCTTGCCCCGAGGATAGGTACTCGTGTTCGCTCATCGTTTCCCCTTTCCAGGATCGACGTTAGCGGGTTTCATTTGTTTGGCGCGAGCGACGCGCCGTGTCCTCGAAATACCAATCGAGGTCGGGCTCCTCTGGTTTCCCTATTTCGGTTGTGAACCCTAACGATATCGGGGCGGTTTTTTCATCCTGATCCTCGACCTCGACCGTCACGGCCGCCGATACCCCGGCGATAGTCAACAGGAGGGACCGCAGGGACCGCAGGCTGATAGGCCCGTCATACTCGACGGTTACCTCGCCCACGGTTATTTTCACCACGGCCGTGCGGCCTCCTCGGCTATGAGGGCATAACCGATCACGTCGATGTAGTGGTCGCGGTCGTAATGCCTGGATCGGGCTAGTTTTTGCAGTAGATTGCAGATGGCTACCTGGGCCGGTGAGATCTCCCGACCTAGGTATGCCGCCCAAAGTTGAGCCGTGCGCTGCATGGTTTCCTGGGCGTCCCCGTGGGTTACGGCCCTGGGGCCTGTTATGGCTTGTATGGCTTGTATGGCGACTTTGTCGTCGATCATGCGTTCCCCTTAGATTGGTCGTGTCTGCCCCGAGGGTAATACTTTGGACCAGGCGCCACATCGGCAAATCACTTTGGCGTAGGCTGATGTTTTCGTCGTGGTGATCCCGGCCGGTGTGAGCTCCCGGGATCCGCACGCCGGGCAGGTGGTCACATCCCCCGACCATAGCCCGGCGTGTGGCATTTTGAGCCACGGTTGCATGACTCGAAACAGGAGTTCGGTAACTAATACGTCTTGTTTGTTGTAGGCGCGGAACTTGGTCCACGCTTTGTCATCCTCGTCGAGGACACGTTTCCAGAGCTGCGCGACCCCGGTTTCGAGCTTCGAGGGCAGGCCGAGGGCCTCCGTGACGTAGCCGAGCCGGTTGGATGCGAACTTGTAACGGCCCTTTATGGCCCGGTACAGGTCAATGTCATGCCAGGGTGACGGGGGCGGGTAGCCGTTCTCGATGAATGTTTTCAGGATGATGGGCAGGTCGTGGCCCTTGCCGTTGTACGTGATGACCAGGTCGGCCTGGTCGAGGAGCTGCCAGAGGTCGTCGAGCATTTGCTCGACGGAGTCGTGGTATTCGGACCTGAACAGGATTTGTCTTTGGTCGAGCCATTTGGCGGCCCAGCAAAGCATCCGGGCAGGTTCGATGATTTTGTCCGGCGTGATGTTGGCGCCCCATAGGTCATAGGTTCTGACTAGGTGGGGGCTGTTTTCGATATCGAGGGTCAGGATCCTGGGTCGACCAGGTTCCCGAGGTTTCGACACGGTCGGGCTACTTCCCGAGTATTGGTAGCGGGAAAGGCCGTCGGCCGGTGACGGGTTTCACGTCGGTGAAGCTGATGTGGATGTGGTGATAATGACCGTAGCCAGATCCGCGCCATGTCCAATACGTCGTCGGATAGTGGCCCGAGGCGATTTGCCCGTCGTACACGACGTACTTGAGCCGGTCGGATCCTGGGGCCCCGGACCGCGCGTATTCGACGAGCTGGTCCGCTAGGGCCCTGGCGGCGCGTCGTGAAAGTCTTTCGCTCCACGGGACTAGGTCCGCGTCAATATCGAGGGCGTGTACCCATCCGCGTGCGTCCGGGTTGTGATCGGATTTTCGGGCCCGGTGGGCCCTGTCCCCGATCCAACCGTCCGAAGCTTTATCCCTAGACGGGAAACGCTTATTTACCTGGTCGCGGAGCTTTACCCCGGCTGCCACTAGGCGGGCCATTATTCGCCCTCGATCTCGATTTCGGCACTATCGGCGATATCGCTTGGCCGCGGAGTCAGGTTTGCCAGAGCTGTGACGGGCGCGGCCAGGCCGAGTACGGCAGTCACCAGGGCGAGCCATAGCGGTGCCGACTCGGCTGAGATCACGTCATAAGCCACTAGGAGCGCCATAGCGGCCACGGCAGCCGTGTAGAGGTACTTTCGGGCCTCTCGGCTCATTAGGCGGTCCACGGGGCTCCTAGCGGTTGTGGTTGTCGATGTGGTGGTCGAGCCGGTTGCGGAGGTCGCGTACTTCCAGCTCCGTGCGGGCCCATAAATCCCGGGCGGAGTTGCCCCCGTTTGGCCGGAACTCGGCCGAGATAGCGCCGACTTCTCGCCTGATTACCCACATGAGAGCTCCCAGGATGATGCCTAGGATCGTCAGCAGGCCGACGATGACGCCGACGAGTTCAGCGGGCTCCATTTCACTTAGCGGCCGCCGCCATTTTGGCGAGCGTGATGGCGCGGGCCTTCTCCCGTGCGGTCTCCGGCTTAGGCTTCGCGGCCTTCTTGGGCTTCGGTGTTTCGGTTTCCTCGATGGATTGCTCCGTCATCATTCCTCCGTAGGTTGTGTTGGGCTGACAAATTCGTCGAGTTCGGCGTCGTAGCGGTCACCGATACCGGGATACTTCCCGCGACGTGAGCCGAGGTAGGAGCAGTCCAGCCAGGTCCCTGATAGGCCGATGGCGTTGCAGTATTCGGTCACTTTGTCGTCCTTGTCATCCATGTAAGGGATCACGATGACCTCACGGACGATGCCGTTCTCGACGCGAGCCGCGTGTGCAATTTCGTTTGCCATTAGTTGGTTCTCACTCTCACAATTACGCGACCTGCGCCACCTGCATCGCCTGCGATAACGATTGAGCCAGCGTAGCCGTCTCCACCACCGCCAATGCTGGCAGCTGTGTATGTTGTTAGAACAGATCCGCCCGTTCCGTATGTGACGCTGGACCCGGTTATGTTGATTGCGAGGCCTGCCCCACCCGTCGTAGTGGATGCGGCTCCACCGATCCCTCCGCCCGCGCCAGCCTGGCCGCCACCTAGTCCCGCGCCATCATTTCCTTGACCTGGGATGCCAGCTCCGGCGGATGCCCCGCCTCCACCTGAACCGCCCTTGAGTGTGTTATTCGAAGACCCTGGGGTGCCCGGTGCTCCTCGATGAGCGTAAATATCTCCTAGACGGCTATCGTTCCCGAAAGAACCGTTATTCCCCGATGCGCCACCTGCGCCGCCGCCGCCAACCGTCACCGTGTATGTCGCTGCGGACAAAAATAGTGCCCCAGCACGCGCATTAGTGAACGTTCCGAATCCTACATACCCGCCTGAGCCTCCGGCTCCCCCCCAGGCTCCGGACGTCGCTCCGGCACCTCCTGCGCCGCCTGCCAAGACCATCACTTCGATCAGTCCGGCAGTTGAGATCGTGAGATTTCCTGACGCGCTGTAATCCTTATATTTCCATGCGACGCCATTTCCATCCGTGTAGGTGCCGGTCGCGGCGTCGCTGAAATCAGCGTTACCGACACCACCCGAAAAAGGGACGAACGTCCACGTATTGCTCGCGGTCCGCTGAATCGCG